CAGCGTTGTGTGCGCCTGCTCTCATGCCAGATACGCCTTTGCAAGCGCCTTAGCAGTATCCAAATCCCCGTCATACACACATTGGTTCAGCGCTTCAGCAACTATTGGTTCAATTGTCTTGAACTCAAAGTCTCTGCCACGATCACCTTTCTTTGCCCACTTCATAAAGGCTTGAACCTCTTTAACAGTCTCAACCGTCACTGGTGTTTCTGCAATCTCTGGCTCTAAATTTGGCTCTGAATTTGGCTCTTCAATCGCAGTTGCTTCAGATCCTTCTAAGGCTGGGGCTGTTGTGAGTTGAGCAGCGTTAATCAATCCGTCAGGGCTGAACAAGAACATACCTGCCCCGCTAATCAAGATAGGCATGTCTGCTTGCGGTGTATCCAACAAAGGTAGTCCCATTTCAGATCTACGTTCATTGATTGTTTTACCGCCTGAAGTAACCTCAATTTGGTTTTTGCGCGCGTTTTCTTCATTGTCCATGCGCTTGCTTGTCATGAGTTTGAATTCAAGTTCACGCGGCATACCCAAGAATGTGTACGAAAGATTGGTAAGTGATTTGCTTATCCAGTTTGACAGTGGACCAATTCCCAGTGCTTCAGCGTTTTCTGCTTGTCCCTCTGAAAATCCTGCACCGCCCAAACCAGCCTTTGGTGAAAATCCAATCTCACTTGGCTGAACTCCAAAGTGACCGCAAATTGACGTCACCAGATAATCGTCAAGCGTGTCTTTAAACTTCTCGCCGTAACCGTCATTGGTAATCGGTACTAAACCAGTAGGCAATAAACGTGCGCGCTTGCGTTGCTCGGTTTGTCCTGATAAATCGTCATTGAGAATGTTTTCGTAAGCACGTAGCAAGTCAGGGTTATTACCCCAATCTGCTGTGGTTGTGAACATTAGATCTGGAATTACGCCGTCAGTGTATTCAGCGCGTATCCACTGTTGTCTGCGTAAGTAAATGTCAGCCAAAGGTAGTGAACGTTCCACTGGTGAATAGCCGTAGGTACTCATTGCTCTGCGGTTGCGAACTAGGTAAGCCAAATCATCGCTAGTAAACTCACCGTCAGCAGCAGGGTCGTCATCGTTTGCAGTAAACTCAGCGCGCGGGAACCCGTAAAGGATCTGTTGGTAAGCAACGTCAGGTGCTTGTGGTCGCATACCTCTATCGTCCAGCATTGGTTTGATAGTTGAGCCGTCAAGGATCTGGAACCCGTAAAGATCTCCACCAACTGTTCGCTGAGGCCAAATTGCAAGTGCGTCTAACACAAGTGTTTCTTCTGCTGCAATCATCAGCCAGTCTGAGAATGTTAAACCGTTGCTTGGGTCTGGGTTTTCCCAAAATGTGCGTATGCGGTTAATCTCATCAGTGTATTTTTGACGCGCCTTAGCCATAGCACGTACGTGATCTCCACCTGACTCTGCTGCAATCTTTTCTGACGCGTCTGCTGCTAGGACAATGTCCCAATCCAATCCAACAAGTTTGCTTTTTGTAACTTCAATGCAACGTCTAATAATGTCAATTTGATCTGCTGAGGCGCGTAGTGTTTTGAATGGAATTAGTTTTGTCTCAGTAATGTTAATGTTTTGTGCAACTTGGTATTCGTAGCGCCGTGGATCTGGTCGCCCGTCATCGCGCAGTGGATTGATTGCCCCTGGAGTAATCGGCACACCTGGACCAAACGCAACAGGCATAAATGCTTGGCGTCCCAAAGGCACATTGTTGCCGTATGACTGTCCGATAGATCCGTTGCGCATGTCTTGTTCCGACATTGTTACCGCGCCTGCTGGTAATGCTCGTTTTTCAATTGCTGTTGCGATTTGTTCTGCGATACGGTCTAATAAACCCACGTGTATCTCCCTTGTTGGCAGCCCTTAACCTACGGCTGGTGTAATGATAGCGGTTCCGCACTTCAAGCACACTGGCGAAGACTTGGGGTTGGGTAGGTTGCAGTTAGGACAAAAGTTAGCAATAGCGTTAAAGTAATTCATAACGTTCTGCGTGCCTAACAGATCCGCAAACCCCTGCACCATTGCGTCAATCCTGTCTGGTGAGTCTGGGTCGTCAGGTGTCCACACCGTCATCTGGTCTTCAAGTTTGGCGAACTCTCCAATGTGGTGAATACGTCCCTGTTCATACATTGCTGCAACTGGCTCAGCCCTCAATCGTTTACCCACGTGCGCTCGCACTTCTCTTATCGGTAGCCCTAATCGGATTTGTTTCAAAACTGCACTCACCATGTCACCGCCCTGATTTACTTCAACCAAGATTGAGTCTGCTTTCCACTCGTCAAACACTGACACTGCTTTGCTTGCCCAATCCAACGGTGAACCCTTGAATGAGTAATCACCCAACACGTACCCATGTCCTTGCGCGTCAGATCCCAACACAACAATTCCCGTCTCATCGCTATCTTTAGTATTAGTCACTGCGGGATCTATTGACACAACTATCCTTGCCATGGCTGGAGCCTTCTGAAGCCTGTTTCGCTCAATTAGTCCACGTGTCCACAATGCGCCCTCAACATCGTCTAGTATCTCGCCAAACAACTCCTGGCGCCCTAATCGCGTGCCTGCGTATCTGGCTTCCAACTCCAATAGCGCTGAAGGTGCAAGGTTGGCAGCATTGTCAAAAGTAGATCCACGCGTGATTGTTACTGATCCGTCATTGCGCCCTGCTAATAATCTAATCAGCGCAGTAGGTCTGGGTGTTGTGGTTACAACAATGCGTGGCTTGTCTCCTAGTCGCATACCAAACTGCAACTGATCCCACGCGTCACTGTATCTATACGCTGCTAACTCGTCACACCATGCTCCGTGATGCTGTGGACCACGAAACCGATCAGGCTTGTCTGCTGAAAATAGTTTTATCTGCGATCCATTATGCAACAAGATCTCACCCAGTGATCTGTTCCAATCTTTGAGCGCTTTGTATCGTCTCAGGATAGCCAGAACTCCTGACTCCCCCTCAACGCAGGTATCTCGCGCGTCACCGTAGGTAGGTGCAACTATTGCCCAACGTGTTGCTGGTTGGCTAACTGCTTCCCACGCTAACCATTCCGCAGCAGTGCGTGTTTTGCCTGCACCGCGCCCCGCCATGTACAACCAAATGTTCCAATCACCTTCAGGCGGTAACTGTTCCGTTCTGGCTTGTTCCTTCTTCCAGCGCCAGCGTGACGCCCGTATCCATTCCTCTGAGTTGATAGGCAATTCGTTCAATGTCTGCGTCAATTCCGCTTGCGTCATACGTAACCACCTCTGCTTGGATCTTGGTTGGTGCGTCTAGCCCAAGTAACTTTGCGCGCCTGTCAATAATCTTTAAAACAATTTCTGCTGACTTGTGTACTGGTGGGTTATCTCTATCGCCTATTGCCTCAAACCAATACGCCCTTTGTAATCGGTCTAAGCGATCTATCTCAGCGTCACGTAACTCTTGTGCTGGTTGCTGCAACGTGCGCACCATTGCTCTTTGGTAAGCCTTGAACGCGCCTGAGCCGTTTGCATACCCAGTCACCTCAGCAATAGCGTCCCAAGTAGCCCCTGAACGCTTTAACTCCAGCACTTTCTTTTCTTTGTCTATCTGCTCTGGCGAAGGTGTCTTTCTCATGTACGTTTCCTATTCATCAGGAAAAGATTACATTACGCATTAGATCTGCGCCACTTTGCGGTGTAAGTCCTGACGGGATCTCAAACGCCTTATACGTCATTGCTAGGTTTCTGTGCTTAGTCTCTCTGCCTTTGACCCAAGTAGGGTTTTGTGTCTTACCTGTCAATAAGGATCTTTGCGCCCTACGCTCAGCGCACAGTGCAGGCTCGGTGTTGAGATAAAACAGGTGAAACTCTCCAATGCCCTTGCACAAATCAAAAAAACGTGAGTTGGCTAGTCTGTCGCCTTCCCCGTAGATGATTGAATAGTCTTTGGCGATCCCTGGTAACCACGGTTCAATACTAAGTATCGCCGTATTGCCAAGCGTGTCTGTTCCGCCAAATGCTGGTCTGAGCCAGCCAAGTGAGAGTGCGTCCCCATGCGGGGTATGGTGCGATCTGAATTTGATTGGTTGTTCATGTTTGGCGTGGTCTATCCAATCGCTTGTAAATGCTTCAGTGAGTGTTGTTTTGCCTGATCCTGGTGCGCCTATCAAATAAATAATCTTCATTTTGCCCCCTTTGTAATCTAGTAACTATAAACTGTCAATCCACTTTTCAGCAATTGCAGGCGATAGCCCGTAGCCACTCCTGGCTAATCCTGAGAAGTAAGCGTTGCGCTGTCCCAACTCAGGATAAATCGGTATGCCACCTTTGCCCTTTGCTCTCCAACCTAACGACATTTCCCAAGTTGCGCCTGCTTGCACAATTCCCAACAAGTGAGCCTGTTCTAACAATTCTTCAGCCTCTTGTATCGCCTTGTCAGCGCTTGCGTTGATTGAGGATCCGACACGCGTGACGCCGTTGATTTGTGCTGCTGAAAGTGACTTGTACGGTCTCAAATGGTGGACACGGTACGGTGAATAATCTAATTGCGCGTCAGTTGAGATCCAAGTAACCCCTGCAAACAGGCTTACGTCATGCGCTAGATCCGCCCCGTATGCGCCTGTGCAATTCAAGATAGCGTCAGCAGCAATCTCTTTTGTTCGCGTGGTAACAAATGTTTTATAGATCCCCACAACACGCTCAGTCAAATCTGGCTCAACCAGTGGCAAAATCGGATCAACCAGCCACCAATCTTTTTGTGCTTTGACTTCTCGGTTCTTCCAATTTGATACGTGTGCTTCTCTTGTCCCTGCTGCACCCCAAGCGCTGTACCACTCCCAAGATCTTTCAAGGTCTTCACGCTCAGCCTTGTCAAACCACGTTGGACGTATTGTTGCGAGCGCAGATCTGGAAGCAGACTGTTCTGGTGCGTGGTCAATCAACGTTACGTCCCAGCCTTTGTCACGTGCAATGCGCGTGGCTGAGGATCCTGCAATGCCAGCGCCAATAACAATTAGTTTCATCGCAATGCAATCTGTCTTGTGTCGCGGTAAATAGATTTGCGCTTTTTGTCTATGCCTTCCCAACCGTTCAACTCACCCAAGTATCTGTGCGGCAGTGTCTCGTATCTTGCTTTGAAGCCTAGTGCCGTCAAGTCAGACGGTACACGCAACAACTGTTCTTGCATTTCGTCAATGTCTATGCCTACGTAGTAGCGCCCTTTGCTCATTGCATAAAAATCGCACAGTGAGGTTTCAGCCGTCTCCATGCTCACCTGCGATACCTTGCCTTGCAGATAATCAACTACCTTTACGCTCAGTTCATCTAATTGTGCTACTTCGGTAGGTGAGTTGCCTTGCGGTAGTCCAGGAAAGAACAAACCCAATCCCTTGCGTGGTCCACTTGAATTGGCGTTACCCATGTCAGGCACTTCTAGGTTGAACCCGTGAGATTTATACAAGATCTCTGCTGTTTTGTATGCAGCCCAGCGCCCATTACCAAACACCGTTGTCAATTCATTGTTGAGCGTCTTCCAATTCTCAATCGGATCCTCAGACGCGGTTGCCGTATCTAACCAAGCGCCCAATCCACCGTGTTGTTCTGCTTTGGCGCACAATGAGTCTAAGTGTTGCGCAAACCGTAATGTTGCTCTGTGTGACCTGCGCGGTTGCGCAATAGGTAATTTAAGATCCTCTTGCGCTGGAACAGTGGGTGTTGGATACAGGCTGAACGCTTTAAGCGCTGAGCCCATGTTGTAATAACCAACAAATAAGAACGTCAGCCACAATCCACTATCCCTATTCATTGAGTCTGCAAACCACTTCAATACTGGGTAGGCAGGATCCATGTCACGCGATTGAGTCTGCGCTTCGTGAAATTGTGCGTAATCAGCCCAAAGGCTCACTTATTTTTGCCGCCAATTTGAGGCATAGGTATTTCGCCTTTCAGCGCCTTTGCCATGTTGTCCTCACGGTGAGTTCTGCTTTCACGTGCTTTGGCTGTTTCAACCGCAAACGTGAAACAATCTTTCATTCCACGTAACGCATAGTAAACAATTGAATAGCGGTATGAATCGTCAGCGCTAGGCGTCATTGGTGTTACGCCATGAACGTATTTGTATCCTGCAAAGAACGTCACCCAGCCGTCACGACAAGAACACGTAAAATTGTATTCAGGTAGCGTCAGGTAGCCACCTTTCATTTTTCTGCGGATTACAGGCATTGCTGACCAAGTGGCAAAGTTGAACCCGTCACGGTGATAAGGCAAGGTTGAAGCCTTATTGACCACTCCAGACGTCCACAGTGCGTCATCGGTCATGCGCCACTCGTCAGCCACGTTGTTGTCTTTGAGCGCTTTGCGATCTGCTTCGTATAGATCTGGGGCAAATGATTTGTACATATTGGCAAACTTCTCGGCAAATGCAATTAGCACCGCGTGTTCGTTTGGTTGTTCATGCGCTAATGAGGTTGCTCTGCAACTCTCTCGCTTCTGAAAAATCTTGCGTGGTGCCATTCCAAAAGTACGTGAAGCGTTTTTTAAGCCTGTTGATTGTCGGATTGTTGTGCCGTAGTTGATTTTAAGCACAGACGCGCGCAACAGTTCAACTTCTTCTTCCATTGGAAAGTAAACAAAAATGACTTCCTCAGTATCTTCATCTATCCAAATACCCGCTTCAGTGCAGGTTGGTTCGTAATCGGGAACAACAGTGCCTACCAGCGCGGTTGCGTCTTCTTCAGACATAACACGCTTGATCTTGTGTACGGGTAACTCAGATAAGTTCATGTGGGCATTTCCTATCTACTGCGTTTTCAACCAATCTCAAAATTGCTTCGCCGTTGCTTGTCAATTCGTTTGCAGTGCGGTACTCAATCAGTGCGTCCACAATCCAAACGTAAATGTCATTGTGATAGTCCAGCATCAGCATGCGTGTTGCTTTGTTAATGTATCTTTCTGCATAATCGCTCAGGCTTGGAATGAATTGAGTCCCTGATTGACCTGTCTCTCCTATTTCAAGTGAAGCAAAAAGTGTTTTGTGATCCAGCGTTGGCAAATCCTTCTCCTGGATCTCAGCCTTCAGGTCATCGTATTCGTCAAAAGTGTATCCAGATCCTTCAAGGTTAATCATGCTGTCTAGCAAATCAGCCAGCACTTTGTTGTCGTACTCACCCATGTCTGAGGCTCGGTTGTCTATTGCAACAATCTTTGCCGCTGTGTTTGCGTCCACGTCAATGTACACAACGTCAATTGTCTCCCAGCCTAATTGCTTTGCTGCGCGAAAAGTGTGATTGCCTGCAAGGATCTCATTGTTGTCTCTGTTTACGGTGATTGGCTTGTATTGACCGTACATAGACAGTGACTCAGCAATTAGATCTACATTGCCTTTGCGTGGATTTTTGGCGTATTCGTTGAGTTCAGTTACCTGTGCCTTAATAATTTCCATGTCTGTACTCTACGCTGATTTGTAATCTTGCGTCAAGTAGATCATCAATGCTGCCACTCAACAATTCTCTCTTGCGCCAATCCATGCGGTTGCCGTAGACGTCTGTTTGCAGCATTTTACTGGCGTGAGCCAACGCCTCATCTATCTCTTCAATTGTGAGATCCGCTTCAATTGTTAGTGCCATGCGCAAATACTACAATTTATTACGGGGTGCGCGCTTCTTTGGCTCAGGCGTGTTTTCTGCTTGCCATTCCTCTTTAAGCAACACGTCATAATTTTCAATCATGAACGCAAGATCTTCTTTGCCATGCGAGCGCAGCCTGTCTGCAAACAAGTTCAGCGCGTCATTGACTCTTTCTTTGTCTAGTTTCATGCTTCACCCTTCTTGCGTCTGCGTAAACTGTAACGTGATCTTCCAAATAAAACACAGACTTGCCTTGTTTGCTTTTCCAAACCAGTTGCTTGCGAAACTGCAATTGACGTAGGTGGTTGAGTGTAATGTTTAGGCGTTCAGCCGTCTGTTCAGCCGATAGCCAGACTGGATCTACCATGGGGCTGCTTCAGTCTGTTTAGGTGCGCGAGCGCCAGCCTTGATGACTTTACCAATCTCGCTGATGTTTATTTCCAAGCCTGTCTTCTCAACGCCTTCTTTGGTGGTGTAGGTGCTTGGCTTCCATGATCCCTGTATCAGCACCGTATCGCCTTTGGATAAATTGTCTACTAACAACTCAGACTTTTCACCCCACTGCACTGCTCTGAACCAAATTGTTTCGCCGTCAATCCACACTTCGCCCTGTTTTACGCGTGGCGTGTAAGCCAAACTGAAACTGACAAATGCTTTATTGTTTTTGGTGAATTTGAGTTCAGGATCCGTCCCCAAATTGCCCTTAATTACTATGTCCATATTTGCCTTCCTCTAATGTAATTATTGTACCGTCATTTTGTAATAAAACAATTCCCCCGTTAGGCGTGTGCATTGGCGCCACGTCTGGCTCTTGCCATGAAGCAACCATGAACCCTTTGTCCTCAGCCCAAACAGGGTTTGCGTGGATACTACCTGTGCTCATGTTGTGGCAAGAGTGATGAACCCGCATAAGGTTGCTGGCGCTGTCTTTGCCCCCGCGTGACTTCAATTTGCGGTGGTGCAGCGCCATTGTTGGTTGTTCAGGTTCGCCGCAGGCTTCACAGTAGCCCTGCGCGCGCTCAACAACCAATTCAACAATCTTTTTGTCAATCATCATCTTCTTCTTCGTCTTCGTAGATCTCAGAAGGATCTACAGAAGGCAAAGCAGGTTCATTCCATTGCGGGATTATGCTCATCAATACCACCCCGTTCCTTTTTTATCTTTTGATAACCAAAATGCCCAAGCATTACAGGGCGTATTATATCTGTGCTTGATGTATTTCAATCCAAGATCTATCTGTTTTGTGTGATGCAAGTCAGTAGACAAACCCAAAATTTGCGGTATTCCTCCAGCGTGCTTTCCGCCTACGGGCATAGAATTGCGTGATTTTGGGTTCCAATTTGACTCTTTTGTCCACAATTCCACCAAACAAGCGTATTGTTTTTTGCTGTTCCATTTTTGCATGACCATTACCTGCGCGTAAAGTTTTGGATCCAGCGCTTGTAACTTTTGAGATTGTGTTGCCAAAGGTGCCTGAGCCTGACTTGGGGAAGCAAAAACAAATCCTACCGCTAATGCGGCACTTAGAAGGATTTGTGACAGACGCTTCAGCGCTTAGCCAATCGCCAACTTTCTGCAAACTTCGCAAGCGTTTGTACCGTATATCCAACTGCCGCAAATGCAGCGCTTAATCATTGTGTCCATGTTTTACCTTTCGGTTGATTTTGGGACAGGGTTTATTTTACGCTATTGCAATACCGTATGGCACTTGAAATAACTTACTATGAACCTTGCCATTAGGCTCAACCAACACCGCTTCACGCTCATACTTGGCAAATCCGTAATCAATAATCTTGTCGTAAGCGTGAACTGCGTCCAGCGCGCAATCGTACTTTTGACTCCACGTAACAGATCCGTCTGTAACAACTTGTAATAAATAAATCATTGCCTCACCTTTCTTCTTTGTAAGTCAAACTGTGTTTGCAGGATTTGCACTCAATGTCTTGGTCTACGTTGCCCCAATCGTCTGTTTCAAAATCTTCTTCCCAAACTGCTGAACAAGTTGTTTTTTCATCTTCGCAAGATCCACACCTTTCAGCGCAAACAATTTCCCTTGTGATTGTCTCTGAATAAATCCCTGAACCCGCCATGCTAAATCCAGGCATTACGCCACCAATTCTTTCATCATCGCGTTGAGTGCTTTGTAATCTAATCGGGATCCAGCCCAAGCAATGTTGTCGCCTGTGCGCTGGTCTTCCAATCCTTCGCTAAGGATAAATTGAACGTATGGCGCTCTTAACTTTGGGTTGATTTTCATAAATCGGCAAGCAGCCCTGTATAGGTTTTCGTCATTTGCCAACCACAACGCCACATTCCAAGTCTGACGATTGCGCCAACCGTTGTATTCAGCCATTACTTTGTCTCCCAACACTTGTCACAGGTGATTTTGTCGCCGTACTCAAACACCGCGCTTGTAACTGGTGTTGAACAAATCTTGCAATGTAATGTAACTGTCATGCTTTTTGTCCCTTCAAACTCATGTCATGAATATCTACACACTTTGTGCAAATCAGTGAGCGCACCTGTTGTCCATTGTCATACTTGAACCAGCGATACAAAAGCACTCTTGCTAGCTTACCGCACATCTCGCAAGCAATCATGACTGCACCTTCAATACATTGGATACATGACCTTCCATGCCGTAT